CACATAGCAGTCTTGCTTTGCATTTTAAGACAGAAATTGATCTTGAACCATGTGATGACCGACCCATATTTGGTGACTATTATGGTCGTTGTAAACCAATCAAGAACAAGAATCTGTTGGCAAGTTATTCCTTTTACTCCAAGTTGATCCATATGGAGACGGAAGCTGGCATGGCAGTGCGTGATTATAAGCAGGCTCGTCAGGGTAAGCTCAATGAACAACTTGAGTTTTACCTTGAACTTTGTCAGGTTGATTATCTTGTTGATTTAGCAGTTGTGTTGCGTGAATGGGACCAGAACCCCGTGACATACATACCGAAACTGCAGGATCAAGATGATACTGAACAATTGTGTAGCACAACGTTAGAGATTCGAAAGAATGTCTTGCGTTTGGCTTATTAATCACACGCGGTTGGTGCCCGTTAGCACCCTGGTTGGCCAACCAGTTAAATGGTCACACTCGGAAAGCCGAAAACATCTGAATCTTGTGCCCATACCCCTTAAATGGGATTGGACACGGGATAACAGTTGCACCGTAAGCCTGTTTGACAGGAAGTATAAGGTCGAGATGTTAATCCGGTCTGGGGGTCATGTCCCAGCGTTTTAATTAATGGCTTGATGGCAATCAAGTAAAACAAATGTAGCGTCTGGACCTTTTGGCCCATAAGCGCGCTGGTTGACCAACCAGTCAAATGGTCACACTCGGAAAACCGAAAACATCTTGACAGGAACTATAAGGTCGAGATGTTAAGCCGGTCTGGGGGTCATGTCCCAGCGTTTTAATTAATGGCTTGATGACAATCAAGTAAAATAAATGTAGCGTTTGGACCTTTTGGCCCATAAGCGCGGTGGTTTGTCACCAGTTAAAATGACACGTGGGGTTGTCCACGTAGAGGGTTGAAATTACCTCGTAACACCACAGTTGGATGATAAGCATGTATCGTAATACGTACCTCTGTTTGAAAACTTTTCCGGTTGTTGAGGCTCCTATATGGATGTTCTTGACGGGGTTGGATTTTGTTGGTTGGTTGAAATAAGACCTTGCTGCTCCAAGTGTAGTGCCCAATGAATGAAGACCTTAGTTAACTCGAAGGTTAAGTACAAGTCGTGAATCGATTTGTTTATTATTGCAATATGTATCCCAGACTAAACATGGGTGAGGGTCATCTTGATGATCCAATAGGGTTGGCTGAACTCGAATGAGACTAGGCTGCCGTGATAAATAAGCGGTATGGGTGAAAATCCCACAATTATCAAGGGCTGTGCGAAGAACCACGGTTAGACACGAGTGGTAGTCCTGCGACATAAGGAAG